ATAATTTATCAGACCATTCACCATTCCATTTATTATCAATCCTTTCAAATACATAATACAGGATAGGTCTTGGTCTGATACCTTTTTCATAAATTGATTTCTGTACCATGTAAAGGGTTGTATTGTCTGACTTTCCAAGTTTTCTCCTTGCCCAATCCCTTAATGCATCCCAAGGTACTTTAGGAGTATGCCATCTCTCTCTACCCCTTTCAATATATTCTATGTAAGAATTAAGGATAATATCAATCACTGGACTGTTCTCTCCCCTTAACCTTACAATTGTATCTTTATCAATATTGGAATTTATCAATGTATTTTTATGCACTTTAATATTCTCTGATATTTCATTGTCAGCAAATACCTCATGTACTATTGTTCCAATATCATTTACAATAGCTTCAATTACTTTTCCTGTATCTTCATTCATAATTATTTACTATCTGATTTAGTTTTTAATTTAATAGGATTTAATATCAAATCATTTGATTTTGATTCAGGATAAGCATGGCTTAAATCAACATCATCAGTTATATCAACACCCATATCATCTTCATTGAAATTGTCAATGTATTTACATAAATCAATAGGGTCAGGTATTACCAATTCAAGACTTATTCTTTGTCCTGCTGCATTATCATCAGTAAAATTTTCAAGTGCTAAAAATGAATAATCCCATACTGATAATTGCCCCATAAATAAATCATCACTGTCAATATAATGTAACACTTCATTCCCAACAGTGAAACAATCATCTTGGCAATCCAGTACAGAATATTCACTTGTAGGAAAAGCCAAAATATCAATGTTTAATGTTACAGTGAATAAGTTTACACTTCTTAATAATTGAAAGAATGGGTCTGTCTCTATAATGAATTGAATATACCCATTATTGTTTTGCTGATTTATCATTATTCGTTTTTGATATTTGAATTGTTTGACTGCAACATGTTTTAATGCAACAGAGCCAATATATTCTATTAATTGTTTTAACATATTTTATCTTCTTGATTTTCTTATTTGTTCTTCTAGTGCATCCTGTTCCATCTCAGCCATACTCTTGTCTTTCAGGTATGTAAGATAAAACAAAACGGATGTTAGATACTGTTTGCCAATTTCTGCAACTTTTTCAAACGAATCATTTGCCAAATCATAGAGTATTTTTTGAAACCCATATTTTTGAGTGAATCTCCTATATCCTTCAGCAATTGGTTTATTTGATATTTTCCTTCCGTCAAATATGACTGCAAACGTGCTTCGAATGAGTTTGACAAGAGTAAAAAAAAACCTATAAGTGGCATGATGTTTGTAACTGGTTGTTTCTCAAACATTTCCAATCTTTTTTGTAAAATATTATTGATATAATCATCATTATATTCTTCATTCTTTTTTCTACAAAGGATTGAAAGAATACCAGCATAGTTCAGTTTATCATGTTCAAGCAATGTATTGACATCAACATATTCCATGAATTTCAACTGTTCCATATGGTTTATCAAATATTCTTCTCCGTCAATTGTTATTTTATTTGAATCATTGCATTTGATTGGTTCATTCAAAAACAATAACCTTACCATTATCTTATCAATAAAATCCATTGGAAGCTGTTTAATTATTTCCTTATCCTTATCAGTAAGTATTGATATAAGGTCTACCATATCTGGTTTGTTTTCACTTGATTCATATAATCTCATTATCTGTTGGAACTTTTTCAAATTAATATCTTCCCATTTTTCAGGAACAATAAAATCTCCAAAATCCTTAACAACTACTTTTTTAGGTCTTGCCATATATTAATTAATTTTAATTAAACATATTATTTTTATATTTCAGATTTCCTTGATTTAATAAATATATAATTCTCACCACCATAACTTTTGAAATCATTCCTTGCCATATTAGCTAAAGCGACTGACATTACATGGTCATCATGAAAACCAGCCTTAGCTTCATATATTACTTTTCTTGTCTTGGATAATTTATATATGAATACCCCCATTTCTGAATACAGCATCATATTATCTTTATGAAACCATATATTCTTATTGGATATGTCAAGTGAAAGTAAATTGATTGCATCCTGTTTGGTGTCATTAGTTGTCAACCAATATTTAATCTTATCCCTTTTATTTTGTTTGATAAGTTTCATAATCTCATTTAACATTGGTTCACCGATACCATTCTGCTCAATATAACCGCCTATCAAGTTATTTGTGTTATTTATTATTTCAGCTATTTGTTTATATTTATTATCCAATGTTCCCTTAATCAAATATTGTATAGTGTAACCTAAATCATTTATGACACTTACTACTGTATTATCTGTTCCATTAGCTGAAAGGTCAACACCTATCCATGTTTTAGTTTGTTTGAATTCATAATCTATAAACTGCTCTGTGTAGCCAGGAAGAGCAGTAAGAGCATCATCCAAAAATTCACATAAGAACTCTTGTCTAAAAGCCAGCTCAGGATAATCTTTTTTCATCCTTTCCAAATCTTCCTTATCAAGAAGTGAATCATCATATATAGTTTTCTTTATATAATGGTAGCCTTTTTCTCCTTGTAAAGATTTTTGTATCAATTCATACCAGAAACCTGTTTTACCATTAGGGGTTGAAATCATGATTATTTTTTTCCCCTTTACTTTAATAGTTGGAAATAAGATATTCCACCATATGTTGTTCCCATCTGTCCCCTCATTCAAGAAAGCTGCTTCATCAATAACCAATATGTCATTGGAAACACCACGGATTGAATCTGCCTGTTCTGATGAATAAAAATTAAGTGTAGAACCTGTGATTGATGTTATGATAAGGTCTGTCGCATTTGATGCAGCTATCAACCCTGTGCCATCAAGCAATTGTTTAAGTTCTTTAAACACTTTCTTTGATAGTTTAAGAGTGGGAGATACATATGCTATATTATATTTTTTCTTGCATAAATATTCAATTATTATACACATAATAATTGTTGTCTTACCTTGCTGTCTTGAATAGTTAGCCAATATATATTTATTGTTCTTATCCTTAACGGCATTGTAAAGTTCTTTTTGAGGTTCTGTTAAATTGATTTTGAAATTTAACTTTATTTCCATTATTCCTCTTCTTCATTATTATTAATGTTGAAATCAACTGATACTTTTACTTCCTGTTTAATATCAATCTTGTCTGGTTCATTCAATCCCATTAGTTTGGTTAATGAATCAAGTACCTTGGCTGCACTGCTTCTGTCCCTTGCATCAATAGCATCCTGATATATTGATAAGTATCTGTCATACATCAATTCCCTTTGTTTTTCCCTATTTTCAGCAAACTCAATACTACATCTGTCATATGCTTCTTTGAGGTATTTATATCTTTGAGACTGTGCCCATTTGTCTGATTTCCATCCATAATAGTCAGTTTCCAAACGTCTCATTAACTCATATCTTGAATAACCATTGATAATATCACTCCATAGCTGATTCACTTTTTCAGCTCTTTCAAATGTCATTGCCATAATTTATCTTAATTTATTTTAAATAAACATATTAAAAAATAAAACCTGACTATTCATCACGAACTGTCAGGCTTTTAATAATTAAATAGTTAATGTTGAAGCAACCTATATTATTGGTTATCTTCAGATGTCTCTTCTAATATTTTGTTAATTTTACTTAATTCAATATCCATATCTCTTTTAAGTTCGAATACTCTCTGTCGAATGCACGAGCCACAAGATGTATTGTTTAAAGGTCTCTTTAACCTGTCTGCAAAACATCTGTTGTAACAGTCTGTAATTGCTTGTGAGCTTGGATAATTACCTTTATTGATAACTCCTGAAGCCCAATTAATAAATTCTATATCTTCATCACTTAATATCATATCTTAAATCTATTTTTTTCATCTATGTATAATGCTAAACCTGAAAGAATTGAAATTACAATACCAGCTACCATAAATACATAGTTATTTAACATTAATCCTACACTTATATATGTACCCAACATAGACCATGTTGTCAAACATTTTCGACAATTGAATGGTTTTAAATCAAAACAACTGAATGGTTTTGGGTAATATTTTTCTAATATGTACCAAATACCATAAAATATTGTAATGAAAATTAACCAAAATAAAAATATTGTAAAAAATAACATATTATATAATTTTTATCTAAACATATTTTATTCAAATTGAGGATATGCTTTTATAAACTCTTTATACACCTCTTCTTTGTTTATATTATCCCTGACCCATTTATTTATTGTTGTGACCCTTTTTTTACAATCATTAATATTTGTTATATTTCTTAGCATTTGATATGTCATTTTTGGAATAAGATGCTTTATTCTGAAACAGAAAAAACTTACAGTATCAAAATTTAATTCCACATTATAAAGAATATAAGTGACTGTAAAATCATTCAACATTTGTTTCTTTATCTTTAAATGAAGAGGTTCATTTTTCATTAGATATTCCTCATGCGCTTCGCTAATATCAATATTATAAGTTCTTTTTGCCTGTCTGGCATATGTAACGCTTCTTACTATATTCATTTTGAATGATTGGAACAGATAGTTTTTCATACCCTGTTCTGAAGTATCTTTAAGACCATTGCGACAAATGGAATCATAACAGTTTAATATTGTTTCAGAATAAACATCTTCTTCAAATTTTTTTTTAACTGAATTGCAATATTGTTCAAATTTATTTTTATATTCAATATAAATTGAATTGATATAATTTAGCCATCTGTCAGCTATTTCTTTTTTTAATGGGTCTATTGGTTTGTTCTTATCTATTTCTGATATTCTTCCTGCCACTGTCTTTCATACTTGTCTGTATTTTTATTATAAATATAATACATGGCATCTCTTGGAAATAGACCATATCTTTCAACTGTTTCCCATTTACCTTTCCCTTTATTATAAATTTTGGTAAATGGATAAAAATTCATTTTTTTAATTTTTCTTAAATCCCATATAGCCACATATTCTTTTGATTGAAAGAAGTTGATATATAAAGGTACTTCTTTGCCCATATTCCATTTATCCATCAACTTCTTATATTTTCCTACTTCTATATAAACATCTTCATATTGATTGATGTGATTATCCCTTAATTTCAATTCACAATTTGTTGTCGCCCCTGTTCTGTTCACACAAGTCCAGTCAATTGAATTTAACAGTTCATTTCTGTTCATTTCTGTAAACCAATTCATTTTGTCATTAAGGAAATTGAAATATTCATCATCTATTTTTTCAGATGTTTTAAAAAAACTACTTGTCATTTTTATATTTTTCCAATAATTCTGACATACATTCTTCCATTGATTTATGTGTTACAACATAATAAACATTTGTTTCAATAATATAGAATATTGTCTTATTATTTATGTTTTTAAGGTCATATAACGTCTTTACTATATATCCGTTATATTTCTTTAACAAGTCACTGTAATCTTCATATAGCCTATCTATATTGGAAACAGCATGTACTACATATAACTTATTATTTTTTCCTTTCACTCTCATTTTACAGATTTCCATTTATTTTTAATATATATTATTATTCTAATAATTCCAGCAATCATATAGGTGATACCTAATAATATGTCTTGGAATATTGATTTAATCCCGTTTATGGTGTCATTATAATATACTATGAACAACCATATAAATAAAATTGTAATTAACATACTTTCTTTACAATGTGAATCATCTCTTCCAAGTCTACACAGTATATAGAATCCAATATAAGACTTGTTGAGAAGTTATTTGGTAAATCTCCTATAATAATCTTGTATTTGTTATACTTGTCAAATAATCTCTTGTAATACATCACATTTTCTAATGTGTCCTCATGTATATCAAATACTGCTTTAAGAAATTCTTCACATTTTTTATTAACATCTTTTTTCATTTTAAACCTATTCTATTTTTCTTATTTGTTTTGCTTTTATCTTCTTCATCATCAATAATCACATCATCTGTATAAACCAGACCATTATATGTTGAACTATTTACTGTCTGTATTGGATTATTGATTGCTTCTTGTAATTCTCCGATAGTGAGTGCAACTTCATTATAATTTAACTTTTGAAGTAAATCAACTATTCTTAGTGCTGTATATAAATTAATTTGTACCATATTTTTGTTTAAAAATTTCTATTTTAGTTTCTATATAATCATATATTTCTAGGAATATACATAAAAGGGAAGTTCCAATAACCAGTGCTAAAAATATTACAATTGGCAAAGCCAATAACCACCATAACCAAACCCAGCCTGTAAGTGACACTGCTATTATTACCAATAATATTGCTATAACTAATTTCATATTATTTTTGTTTTAATTCGTTAATTATTCTTAAACTCTCCTTATACATGGTTGGATAGTTTCTCTTTTGAAACTCCAATTCAACATTCATTTGTTCTTTTGTGAATTTTCCATTTCTGTATAAATTTACAAAATGTGTTATCAATCCTCTTGCTGTTTGTACTTCATTCATATTTTTAATTTTCTTTTACAATTATAAATATCTGTTAAATTACAAAAGTTTCATTTTAAATCCACTTTTTTCTTTTTTTGTTAATTCTTCTCCCAAATATATTGGAATGAAATGTTTGGTATCATCATCAATAATGTATTGGTAATCCTGCATTACATCAGCTATTGTCTGGATAATGTTAACAAAGTCCCACTTTCTTCTAGAATCCCTGTAAAAATAAAATCCTACCTTGAAAGGATATGTTTTATTACATGTCATTTTCTGCCATTCTTTTAAATTTGACTGCATTAAAGGAGCAATCCACTGTTCATATTCCCTTGTCAATTTGGAAGAGATTATCCGTTTGTTTCTGGTTATAATCTTTGAATTTTTCTTGCTTGGAACATTCTTTCCAATATATTCGATATATTCTTCTGTCATGCGATTTTAAACGTTTCTGTATATAAAATAATGCATTTTTTTTAAAAGTCAACCCCCTTTAGGAATTATTTTTTATGTTTTACAACATATTTAAAAATTTGTATTAGTCAAAACAAACATTTACCTTTGCATAGTGAATTTTAAAAATAATTATTAATTAACTTAAAAAATGAATATTTATGTATTATGATGAATTTAGAAAAGAACTAGACGAACTATGGGGTGAAATTGCATTATTGAAAAGTGAAAATGCTGCATTAACAAACAATAAATTGGAAACAAAAAGAAAACCGCATCCATTTAGTAGACCTGTCATTCAATACAATTTAAACATGAAAAAAATAAACACTGTATGAAGCTTCAAAGAAAACTGGAATTCGCCAACCAAACATATGGTCTTGTTGTAATGGAAATCTTAAAACAACAGGTGGTTTCATTTTCAGATATAAAAATTAATGTACTGGTTGCGATTTTAGACACTTTCTCCCATTGGGTAAGGGAAAGTATCACCTGAAGGAAGAAAATCGAAATTTGGACTTCTGTCATATGAAATTCGAGGTGTATTGGAATGGTATGTAACTCCACTTATTCAAAATGACACATTTTAAGCAAAACCTTTTGAAAGAACTCTCCCAAGGTAAGGCAATGTATTACTTGGAATAGTTTCTCTTTATACTCATAAAAAGAATGCGTTTTAGAGGGTATATTGGAATGACATGATACACCATGAACCAATACATGCGATTTAAGCATATACATTTGCTCTATTTTCGATTTTCTACCCTTGGGTAAGGGAAAGTATCACCTGAAGGGAGAAAGTGTCTAAAATCGCAAACTATCAAGTAAATTTCAAATACCTCTTGGAACAGGTACAAAATGTTCTACAAAATGTAACACATAATGTTTGGAATGAACAGCTTTTCTAAGATGTAAGGATTTTTTTAAAAGAAAAAGTAACAAAAAGAAAATATAATATATAACTAAAACTATAACTTAATTTATAATTAAAAATAAATTAAAATAAAATAACATTATTAGTGTTATACTAGTTAACAATATATCATTACTAGTATAATATATTATTTATATGCAAAAATTCGAGAAATGCAAATTTTTTTATATGTTTTATAGCATGTTTTTGAAAAAAGTTATAAAACTATCAAATCCGCTTCGCTCCTTATGTATAACAAATATTATAAACCAAGGGAGCTAAAGCTCCATATTTAGGGTTTATCATCCAATAGATATTTGAATTATTTAATTAAAAATTGATTGATATAACTAATATAACAAACCATGTGGAAGATTTATCTTCCAATATTTAAGGTTTGTAATCCAATTTAATATTATTTAATATTTATTATTTGGTAGATTGAAAATAATTACTTACCTTTGCAGTGTGATTCCAAGAGATATATAACAAGTTAAATTAAAAATTATATGAAAAATGAAATTATAAATGTTTCCAAACAGTTGATGTTTTGTTCGATATTGCTTGTAACCAACCAATATCTCATAAAGTATGCTATGGATATAACTGAAATTCATTGGATAATCGGTAAATACTGTTTTCTTTTTTCAACTTGGTTGGTATTAGGGTGCATAGCCCTGTTAGGATTAACTAATATAATTCAACTTATTTCAAGATATAATATAAATATTCCCTTGGAAAAAGATATTATGATACCTTTGATAGCTTCAATGGTGAAGCTATCAGGTATAACAGGACTAATACTATGGCTGTAAGCCATTCTTTTAAGGTGCTGGAAAAAAAACTATTCCAAGACATAGATTTCCTTGTCTTGAAAGAGATAATCGAAATATAACTCAAATATGAACTAAATTAATAAAAATTATGATTGAACTGAATTTTACTAAGAAAGGTAATGACTTCAAGAGAGTATGGGAAAATGATAACTGGTTTCTTTACCAAGTTACTTCAAGCGGTGGTGCTGTGTACTATGAAGTATTTAAAAAGAAATTGGTAACTAAGAATGTTTACCAAGACGGTAAATGGGTAAGAACTGATGAAAAGGAATTAAGATACCCAGGTGATAATGATTTTGGCAGTTGGGCTTGGACTTATCCAAGAAAAACACTTGTAATGAAAATAATCACAGAGAAAGGAACTGAACAGGATATTTTGGAATATTCTAATTTCTTGGGTGTATAAAGACAAATAAGGGCTTGGGCATACAAAGTATTACCTTAATGGAGTTCTTTCAAACGGTATAGCTTAAAATGCGTCACAGCCCCATTAAACAAACAAATAATAACCTATGGATAGAGAAACAATTTTGGAAATTGTGAATAGGCTGTTTAAAGCATATTCCAATTTCAATGAAAAAGAAAGTAAAATTTATACAGTTAAGGGAAAAAATTACAATTTCCAAATACTTATTAACAGTGACCCAAAGATAATATTATCAAGTGTCAGTGAAGGAAATTTCAATACAATTGAAAAGATAGTGAAGGCAATTCCATTCATTTATTTATGCAAGCAATGTGATATTCAACTATTAACATCAATTAACATTAAAAGTTTGGTAGATTGAAAAGAATTACTTATCTTTGCAGTGTGATTAGAAAACAACAGTAATAAACAATTTGAAAATAAAATAATATGAAAGATTTGTCAATTGAAAGAGCAAAATTTGAAGAGTTTGTAGAAAGTTTAGACCATGAATTACATTTCTATGATATTCATGAAGGTGATAAATTCACAGTTGAATTTAATTTAGGTAAAACATTGAATTTCAATAAATTTGTTTATCAATGGATGATTAAACAAGTAATACCTGGTGCTATTGTGAATATCAATAAAGATAGAAGAAAATATATTTTAACAGTTCATTGTTATGAATGGTATGGTTTTGATTCCAATAAACTTAAAAAATATTTAAATACAGAACTAAACAATGAAGAAGAAATTAATAATGATATTGTTTCATGGTTAAGGGAAAAAGTTATTGAATATTTCAGGATTGAAGATATGATGGGAAGAAGAGCTTCCAAGATAAGGTTTTCAAGTACCTTAAATATAAGTGTGAAAGAATTAATAGAACTTATCACAGAATACACTCCTGAATTTAAAAAGAGATTTCAAATCAGATAATTATAGAATGTATGGGAACAATACAAACTGATGGCTTCAACAAGAAAGAATGGATAAACACTACTTATGGTGGTATGTTGGAATTGGATATTGATGATAAGAATGACTTGTTTGTAAGTGACTTCATTACAAGGATTGAATATTATATGTTTTATCCTAACAAGGCTTATTACATCAATATCTCCACAAGTCAAAAACTACATTTTAATGTAGAAAGACTTTCCAATGGCATAGCACTTATGATGTTAAGTCATAACCTATTATCTGACCATATGATTGAATGTAATGGTGAGGAAACTGAAAGAAAATATTTTCATATATTGATGCAGGTAAGGGAACATATTTAAGATATTTTAAATATATAATTTTGGAAGATAAACAAATAAATTGTATATTTGCATTGTGAAAAACGAATTAAATTCTTTCATTTTGTTTTTTAAAGTTTTTATTTGTTGTTGCAGGGTAGGAGACAAAAACGTTCATTTTAAATTTCATATATCAACATATTCTATATTCGTCTCCTACCCTTATTGAAATGAAAGAGTTAAAAAGAAATTATTTTAAGTTTATATATTGTTTTTAATTAGAATTTTTATTATACATTACTCCCAAGATGGTTTGTGATAAATAGTCTTGGTACTTTCATATATGTTAGAATTTTTAGTTATTATTAATCATAAAAGCCCCACGTTGTGAAACGAAGGGCTTTTTTATTTTTATCTTCTTCCAAGATAAGGTCGTCTGGTAGTATATAGTTGTAAATTTGGATTGGGTTTTTTTCTTTGTTGTTCAGATAAAGCAACATAATATATCCAATCATGTTCCATATAACCACCATTATAATAATCTACAATCCAAAAATAATCTTCACACACATTTTCACTACAACTTCCACAATCATCAGGACGATATAAAGGATATGTGTCAGAATGTTCGTTTAAGAATTTTTTAAGTAATGATTTCATTGCTTCTGTTTGTGCCCTTAATTGGTTTGATATATAATTAATACCTTTTACCGACACAGAATCAGAATTTTCACTTTTTCCAGAAGTAATTCCTACTTCATTAAAATGATAAGCAATAAATGGTAATGCTTCATAACATGTTGCAAAGCATAAATAAGGGTATATTTGAAGTAACAAAGTGCTGTTTTCAGGGGTTACTTCATTCTTATTTACCTGCTCCAATAACTCTTCATATAAAGGTGTTCCAAGAATAGGCTCAATCCATAATTTTTCAGATGTATGAACAAAATTCCATATTTCATCAATATTGTAATTATTTGGAATTGGACTATATTGTTTAAAGTACATCTCATTTATTATTGTTGGTAGTTTAACTATTGGAATTGTTGGTTTTAAATTATCAGTCATATTTAACTATTTTTAATTTTATTATTTTTGATATTATATTTATTTTTCTTATCTTCGCATATAATTATAATAAAAAACAATATGGAAGAAAAAGAAATTTGGAAACCCATTGAAGGGTATGAAAATTACCAAGTAAGTAATTTTGGTGTAGTAAAAAGTTTAAAACATAAAAAAGAAATAATACTAATCCCATATAAAGATATTTGGGGTTATTTAAGAGTCACATTATGTAAAAATGGTAATTATAAACATTTTAAAATTCATCGTTTAGTTGCACAAGCATTTATTCCAAACCTCAATAATTATCCACAAGTTAATCATATTGATGAAAATAGATTAAATAACCATGTTGACAATCTTGAATGGTGTACCGCTAAATATAATTCAAATTATGGAAACAGAACAAATAAATTAAAAAAGACATTAACAAATAGGAAAGATATGTCTAAGCCCATTGATGTATATGATTTAAATATGAATTACATTGAAACATTACCAAGTGAAGCTGAAGTCATCAGAAAATATAATGTATATTATACAAATATTGTAAAATGTTGCAATGGTGGATATTGGAGTTCAGAGCGAAATAAATGGGTTAATTTTACCAGATGTAAACAATGGATTTTTAAATGGAGTGAAAATTAATTCACTCCATTATTACTTGTTTCTTTCTCTTCAATGTTTGATGTATCAGTGATATTTTTATCTTCGTTAATAGTATCATCATTGATTCTTTCAATCACTTGTGTAGGCTCTGTAACATTGAAAGTAAGAGGTTTCAATATAATTTGAGTATCAATACCATTTAAAGACAACATTCTATTAATAGTTCTAACTATATTGTTTCTTTGTTTTGATGCAATGGTTTTATTATATAGATTATAAGCCACATTCAATTCATTTCCAGTCCCACCAAGCATTGCATTATCAGATGATATGCCTATCAATTGTTTGCTTGGTATTCTATGTGCTGCAACAATTCTGTCAATATTCCTATCATTCGATGCATTGAATAAATCAACATTATTAACATCCTTGTCAATTTTAGTAAACGATACAGGTACATCATCATCATTATTCTTAAAAGTAATCATAAGTGAATTTGCTGCATCAGAACCAGTGAACATAGCTTGGATATTATCAAGCACCATTCTTCTTTCATTATCATCTTCAATTCTATTCAATGCCAATACACCAGAAGCAGAGAAATTATTCAACACGGCTCTTAAATCAAATCTTATCAATTCAATTTCAGTTTGAATGGCTTTCAAAGCTCCAACATAGTTTGGAGAATAATAATATTCCATGTCTGGTGAATATGATTCATAAACGAATAAGTAAGATTGACCACTCTTTATCTCTTCATCGTCTTGAAAACCGAATCTTGGTAGTTTAATTGGTGGATATTTTGAGATGTTAGTCCAGTCACTTGAAATATAATAATTCTTAATAACACCATCTTCATCTTTTGGTTCACATCTAACATTGCTGATTGGCTCATGATAATATGAATAAGTTTGACCATCCTTATTCTTTATTATTTGGAAAGCATATGAGCCATATAATACATAATCCAAACATATCTTTTCAAGAAATACATCCCAAGTCTCACCATAATTAGGTACACTCTCACTGTCATTGATTTTCATTGCATCATAATCAATTCCTTCACCAATTATAGCTGTAACACAAAAATCCACACATGCTTTATGAACAATTGAATTGTAATAAAGGGTTGATAAATCAAGAGGGTACATGTTTCTTTCACCGAAATTAATCCACCCTCTATTTGAATCTCTTGTTAATGGAGCACCTGCAATCTGCTTCTCCATATTTATTTTCAACACAACAGTATCATTTTTTCTTGATACCTCATATTTGTTTACTTTAGGTTTGTTCAAACTTCCTTTTGGTCTGCCCATATTATTTTATTTTTATATAAACATATTATATAAATAAAAAATGGATAAACAATAGTATATTTATCCATTTTTATAGTATATTTATTTACTATTGAAATTAATTATATTTTGAATATCATCAGTTGATAACGGATTATAAGTTAGATATATCCATTTGAACTGTCCAAGCCAATATTCACTATCAAACTTATTAATGAAAAATTTATACATTGTAAATTCTGGTGTTACTTCAGTTGCAACAGTTGAAGAAGATACTGATTCAGTCCCTTTAGTAACATCAACAATTTTAAATTGTGTTGTAGCATTAAGTTGTATAATATCAAAATTTTCATATTCAATGTATGCTAAAGCATTTTTAGTGGTATCTATATTGTTTTGATAGTAAAAACCTTTATAAACACCAGAAGAAGTGTTTGATAATGTAATCGTTTTAAAACCTGTTTTAATAATATTTAAAATAACATTATTATTATTATTATTATTAAGACACATTAATAAATTCAATTCATTGTAAGTGTTCCCCAAATTAATTGGTGAAGTAGCTGAAACACTGTCTATTTCAATGTAATCATTATTTAATGTGACTGTTTTATTAAATGTTAAAGGTGAACCATTATCAACATCATTTAATATTGTCAAACCGTCAGCCTGTAATCTTTTTGCATTGAAATTAAATTCACTCCCAGATGGTAATACTGGCTCGATAGGCGTGCTGCCACCAAATATAAGTGCTTCACCCTGATAAACTTTGGAGATATTGCTATCCCCAAGTTTAACAGATGATATGTTAATTTCTCCTAATTTTATCATATTCTAATGTAAATTTATTTGAAATTATTCTTTAATGAAATATAATGTATTTGCATCTTTTGATGGTAATGTATCATATTCATCTTGTGTCAATACTGACATTGAAGGAATACCATCAAGTTTGGATTTATCAGAAGGTGACATAGAACCCCCATTTGTTGAAGTTGCATATGGAAAATCCATAATAGTGGCTTCTTTTTCGCTTTGCCCCCAATACCAATATTCCATTGAGGTAAAGCCACCTTTTTGTACTAATTTTTGAGATGCTACACTTCTGTAATTTAAGTTATCTTTACTGGAATATATATATTGAACATTAGTTCCAGAAGAGCCGCCTTGTACACTTGGGATGGTTGGCTTATTGGTAATATCATTCCAATCTGTACTTCCGCCGCCTGATATTACAATATCACCGCTTCCAAGTACTGATTCGCCATTAATAGTCTTGATGTTAGTACCTGAAACCAAGGTATCTTGTTTTCCTTCAACATCAGCTTGAAGTGCAGCAACATCACCAATTACTTGTTCTATTTCTGCTGTATCAATAGAATCCAATTTGGTTTTATCTGCTGATGACATAACACCTGCTTTACTTGTTGTTGCACCTGAAATAATACATGAACCATCATAACCATTTCCACCCCAATATACACTTTCCAATTGAACTGAATTTGTCAATGGATTTGGTATAATTTTCCTAATTACTCTATTATCTTTATCAGAATAAACATAATTATTTGAATTACCTTCTTGTTCAGTCTGAGCAGTTGGAATTTCCAATGTAACATCACCTGTCTGACCGTTAACAGATGTTACACCTGTTTCTCCACTACCCCCAGTGGCAGAAATAACATTATCTTCACTGATTGTAATGTTAGAACCAGCAGTAAGTTTACCTTGGAATCTTGCATCAGATTCACTCTTGGTATATGCATCCACAGGTTCACTTCCACCTGTCGCTGAAATTGTTACATTTCCTGTTGTTGGGTCTGGTTCGCCTAATGTTATATTAGCTCCTGCAACTAATGTATTTTGTTTCTTATCCAATTTTTCATTAACTTCTGTCATTGTATAGGTGGTTGCCTTGTCAGCCTTGTGTTCCACTTCTGCTGATACAGCACTGACTTCTGTTTTGGTTGCTAAATTGGAAATGTCTGGAATTTCTGATTTAAGTGCATAATTATCCAAATTAATTGAAAGATGCAAGTCTTGTGTTGCTTCATCCCTTTCAAATGACATAGGAGCATTAACTTGGAAAACTTCTTGTTTATCTTCCAATTCAGTTTTCGTTGCATATTCTTTGTCAGCATCAACCTTAGTAATAGCTCCCAATGAAGCGGCAGTTATAATAACATCTCCTGTTTGACCATTCACTGAATCCACTGCGCCTGTTCCACCACCGCCACCAGATGAATAAGCAACAATTCCAAATTTACTAATAATATCATCTTTTGTAACAGTTTCTCCACTGATTCTAATGTTTTCAATTAAACCAGAAAACATTACATCATTGTTTGCTGCACTTTTGAATGTAGCCATATTGGAATCATCAATTGTTAAAATCAATGAATTACTTGGAAATGTCAATTTCCCATTGTTAGGATAAAATACATTATCCAAACCTTCAACTAAAATAGAGTTTCCACTCTTTGAAATTTTAATCATTTTTAATATTAATTTATTTAAGTCAGTAAGCACTACTTACCAACATTATTTAAGCATAGAATAAAGGAGTTACTTTTGTTAATAAATCTTCAGCACTTGTTGATGCTGGTTCAGTAACATCTCTGTAATCAAGCGACATTATAGTCTTTCTTGAAGCTCTAAGTTTAATATCTAAACTTTGAGAGTTTTTATCAATGTGAGCAAATATAGTATTAAGGGGAAATTGATTGGTAACTTCCCCATTTACTATCACTACACTATTACCTTGTCTTGTTATAGTAGCCATTTTTTATTATTTTTTCTTTTATAAACATATTATTAAGAAACTTGTTCAAATACTGATTTATATATGGTGCATACTGAATTACTTACAATAGGTTGATAATAACAAGCATCTCCATAGTTGATAAATCTGTCATTAAACTGTTTACTTGAATTATACAATGTAGTTCCATTATGTATTTGTATTATATTTTCAGGATAATTTCTGTAATATATATCACAAATAAATGGGAATATAGAATTATATTCTCCAAAATATTCTAAGTTAAATAAGGATGGAGTGTATAAGTATCTCTTATTCTGTTTCATATTGAATATTTCAATTTCAGTACCTCTTGTTATATCTGATGGCACTGAATAAGATTTATACCAATAATATATCAATTCATTTGATGAATTAAAATAGAAATAACCGTTATCCCTTGCTAAATTATTGTATATTATTTCATCTTTTGTGTAATTATATACATATCTTTTTGTATAAATATACTCATTATCAATTGCATATATATCACCCCAAGCATTATCGAATATAAAATTATCCAACACTTGTGTTTCTATGTTGCCATTAGTCATGTTGATATTTACTATAATATATTCATGAGTATTGTTTACTTCTTTATGTAATATCATTTTCATGACATTATTTGAATAGTAAAAAGTTTGGCAACATAAAGGGTTCAATGAATAACCTTCATATCCAAATATATCATTTGTAACATCTACATCAATAATTTGCTGACCGTCAGGTTGAATAATAACCCCAACAAATTCATTTGCATATTTAGGATTTCCATAAACCAATAATTTCATACCATCATCAGTCATAATGTAATTTACACTATCCAATTTAAATTGATGACCTAAATCAACTTCAATAGTTTCCGTTTCATCTGGTATATTATATGTTATGTTCACTGTTGGTAACACAGGTGTTGTTAATGGTGGAAGTGGTATAATAGTTCCAATTTCACATTCTTCTTGTGTCTCATATTCAACATTTTGTTCATATAGCCCACCTTGTCTGTAAACAGGTGGGTCTACTGGTTGACCTAAGTAATATTTCTGTTCTCTGTAATATCTATTGTATTTTGCCATTATATCTGATATTTTCTTAAATAATAATCGTTATTTTCTCTATACATACTGTAAAAGGTTCTTCCATCAAGCATAGCACCAAATTGTTCGTTTAAAAATGCTGATGTTGTATCATATGTAAATAAAGCATCATATACTTTATTTTCTGATATGTTTACAAAACCAATTCCTTTATATGTATAATTTGTTTTTGCAAGAGCATAAGCATAAACACTATCTCCACCATTTAATTGGTTTAACTCAGGGTTTCTATTAGGTATATTGAATTGAATTGAACCATTAGTATTTCCATCTAATGAATAAATATTCAAATAATCATTAAATTTATTCACAAAATTATAACATGGTTCATAACCATAAATATTGTAATATTTATAATTTCTCTGAACAATAGAGTTATTTATAATGTCTAATACTTTTTCATCTGGAGCAATTGCATATCTGTCATAGAATATTGCGCCATCAGCAATATTTAATTTTTCTCTATTACCAGTATTTATATCATATCTATAACGGTCATTAAATACAAAATTATCATAAATATGTGATATTTTTTCTTCATATACTGCTAACCAATTTGCCCATCTCATATTACCATTATCTTCAATAATATTATAATAATATTGAGAATTTACTATTGTATAAATACCATTTAATTGTCTGTTATTCTTCAAATCATAAATAGTTCTAATTGAATATTCAACATTAGTAGAAGATGGAAAATTAGGTATAATTTGAACAATTGATGATGGATTAGGATTTAATGTATATTCTTCTTCAGTTATTATATAAACACCATTTATATAACCACATTTAACAGAATTTACTTCCAATATAGAACCTGCTCTTGTAGTACCTGTATCTTGCCAATTGTCATCCACAACAGGTAATGGTCTGCGTTGAAGTTTTTGCAATTGGCATAAATTTACACCATTGCATATTGTTTCTCCAACAACATCAACCCATCTATATTCATATTCTCCTGGATTTGGGTCTGGTATAGGTTTAGTGCCTTCACCTTCATGGCAATCATTTGATGCAGCTTTTAATTTTATACCAACAACATCATATCTCCTTACAGATTCATTTTTCAACATTATACCACAATTAACATAGCATACACCATCATTTGAAATGTAATAAACATTCATTGAATCATCATATGAATCAAATCTTTCCCCATAAACACTTCTCAATTTGATTTCTATTTCTGAAGGTGTTATTGAATAAAGTTTATTATTGTATATTACAAATAATTTTATTTTCCCGTCATGTTTGCCTTTAAATGCAAATGTTGAATTGTTTGGTAAAAATAAGAAATTACCACTTGTATATGAACATTCTGTAATAGAATATGGAAGATTAAAATCTTGTCCATTTATTTGAACAACAGTAAATGTTCTACCTTCAATATCTTTTTTAGTTGTTAAATTGAAAGTTGCTGTGGTCATAGCAGGATATATAAATGGTGGTTTGTTATAATCTGTATTATATCTTTCATTCCAATTCTCACTAACATCAATATATTTTATCAAATTTGAATTGACATCAGGTTCGATATAACAATAACATTGTGTATAGCCATTATCAGATTTTATATTGTATTCACCACCTAATATTGTTCTGCCACCATTTGAATAATAATCCTTATTTCCTTCAGGTTTATATGGAGAACATGTGGAAGGATTACCGCCACCATATCTTAAAATTCTTGTTGATTTGGTTGGATTGACAAAATCATTTGTATTCAATTCATATAATGTATATGTTTGTGATTGAATTGCTTGCGCTTCATTGGGTTGAATAGCATATAATTTATTACCAACTTTGAAATAATCTTGCATTTCTCCTTGATATGGATTAATTTCTCCTACATTTGTTATATTTGTATTATCCATTTCCAAAATACATATTCCGAACTCACCTGTTACTAAGTCACCTTTCTTTGTTTGGATAGGTGTAACATCCTTCCAAGTGCCATTATCATCATATTGATATATCAATTCTTTATAAGATGTTTCTCCACAACATATCAAATTTCCTGTTTCATTCCAAGTAAATTCATAAGAAGAACAATCAGGAGATGGTGACATAATCAAATCACCTTTCATTTCAGTACCAGCAACATCAGTCCAAGTTTTTCCATCATCATATGATACCTGTTGAATCATTCTTTGATAAGAATTATTGCCATCACACATTGTTCCTGATTCAACCCATCTGAATGTTTCAGATGCAAGGACACATACATATGAATCGTCAACTATTTCCCAAGTAACCCCATAATCACAATCATATGAATTTTGTTCTATAATGTCACCAACTCTTGTTTGTAGCGGTTCAACATTTTGCCATGTCTTGCCACCATCATTAGATACTTGATAATATTCTCTATAATACTTGTTAAAATTGGAACATATGAAATCAGATGTATCATTTCCATACCATCTGTATTGTGGTTCTGAATAGCCACAATCAGGAGAATTAGTTTCAATAACATCCCCTCTTTTATATACAGGTGGATTATATGGTTTCCAAGTCACTCCATTATCAGTTGAAAAATATAATTGTTTTTTCTGATATTTAGTATATTCTGCCATTATATTATTTTATTTATATTAAACATATTAAAAGCAAAAATGGGAGTAATCATACCCCCATTTCATGTTAATTAACATATTACCATATTATTATGATTCTTATTAAGATAGTCATAATTTGAAAGTTCTGTACATCTACAATACATTGTATCTACATTAACCCCATCTATATCATATACTTCTTTTCCAAGTATTCTCAAAGAATTACCATATAATGTATAACATCCTGAAAATACAGCATAAAATACTTTTAATCCATTAAGTACCCCATATGTATCATCAGCACATATAGCCAATTGATTACATCCAGAAAAAGAACCTGCAATTGAAAGATTTGATGGCACTATTTGTATGGTGTCAGGGCTTCCCCATGAATCAATTCTAATTAATGTATTTTGGAAATTAAGTCTATTAGATATTTCACCTATACTTCCCATTTGATTTATGACACCTTTTACCTGTATTGTGTATATCTGTTCTGATGTATATGTGTGGGTGTTAGTACCTGTGTTGATAGTACCATCCCCCCAATCAACTATCATTGCATTGCCATCAAAAGGTATTGTTATGGTTGTGGGCTTGAATAATGTCATCTTGAAATTACCTGTTTGTGATGGTATTTCAGGTGATGTGTATTCATCTCCACAAATATAATCACCTAATACAGTATCATATCTGTATAATGGCAATATTGGTGGAACATACCCACATAAAGGGTCATTCTTCAATTTCAATTTACCACGTCTGAATTCTTCAGGAACAGCTGGATTATAATTTACACCATCTGTTGAAATGAATTTCTGTTCCTGATAATATGAATCAAAACCATCACATTCATATAAATCAGTTCTTAATTCCCACTTAATATTTTCTTGACTTCCACCGCCACAATCAGTACTGTCAATTTCCAATATATCTCCATAATATAATTCTATTGGAGTGACATCTTGCCAAGCAGACCAATATCCAGTACTTGCATTGTATGTACAGTATTGTAATTTCATTTCTGCATATTTAATATGATTTTCAGTATCGCAAATGAAATCACCTGTTTCAATCAATCTATAATTCTTACTACCATCAACCCTACAACATTCGTTTGATTTATGCCATTGTTTTGTATTTATAGGTGTTTCATCAATGCCACAGCCATATTCAGTGCCATTATCATCAGGATTATAACATAAATCAATAATTCCATGTTTGTCATTTGAATATGTCGGAAGATTATCAACAATTGTTTGCAATTGTCCTGTGTTAATGTAACTTCTTATATTGAAACTTTCATTACCTATTTTAAGATATTCCATCATTGAATAAGTAGGATATGTGAATGATGTCAAGCCTTTTGTATCATAATTATTTATCATTTGGAATGAAATCAATTTCTCACAAGTTGATAGATTGATTGAATTATCTTTCAATCTTGTGGTGTTCATGTAAATATACCTTAATTCAGTTCCTTTTTCAACATCAATAGCTGCATAATAAAAATCAGTTGTTTTTGATGTATCTGGTTTATCCAAATATAAATTATAAATACCACCACTTATTTGTACTGTGTATTCATGCCAACTGTCTCCGCTTGATGGTGTTGCTTT